GCCATCTTAGAAGAACCGCACTTTGGTTTTGTAGTTTGTCCTGGCTGACGAGCACAAGGAGCACCTGCAAACTTACCTCCTATTTGAGGCCATCCTTTTACTTTTCTTCCAGTTTTGGGGTCTATTGCTTCGGATTTCCTAAACCAATCTCCAAGATTTTCATCTCCAGATGCAGTTTCTTCTTTTATACCTTTAATCCAAGTATCAGGAGTTTTATCGTGCTTATCAACAAAATCATTATGAAGTTTTTTTGCTGATACATTATATTTTTTCATAATACCTCTCATAAGATTATCAATAGAATCATAAGAAGTATTATTTAATTTTTTTAATCCTTGCTCTAATTCTTGAACTGCTTCTTTTTTTGTACAATCCGTATTCCCATGAATAGGGCAATTTACCCCCGCACCAGTTTTATTGCATTTATTTGATGCTTCAAGAATAAATTGATTAAATGTCTTCATTGGAAGTTTTTTGATTATTTATTGTCTATCAATCCTTGCTTCAAAAGTTTTTGTAGTTCTGCTGTTGATCCTACAAAAAGAGCATTTGTAACATTTTTTGGTCCTTTTACATCTTCTTCTTTTAGTTTTTTCATTTTTTGTTGTAAATCAATTAATTTATCAGTTACTTCTGATACGCTTTTGATTAATTGACCAGCAACTTCAAAATCTCTTGCTTTTTCTGTGCTTTGTGCTATTTCTAACATACTATCAATTGCTTCATTTCCTTTCTCTACTAAAGCATAAAGAACACCTCTAGTATATTCCGAATCAACGTCTATAGCATTTCCTCTTTCAATTTTGGATAGTTCTTTTTTTATTTTTGGAAGAACTTCCTTTGATATAGAAGATGACTCTATGTCAAGTGCTTCATTTATACTATCAAAATCATTTTTCATAATTCAACATCAATACGTTTCGTATTACTATAGAATTTTCCATCTGCAAAATCAAAAATATCTTCATTAAATCCAAAATCATCTCCATAATCTATTAATTCATTATCCTCTTGAGTAATTACATTAATGGGATCTCCTTCATAATGTGGGGAAATAGATGAGTTATCTTGCCCTCTCAATACTTTAATGGTATTTCCAGAGATAGAAGTAATATACATTTCCTCCTCTCCAATTGTTATGTAAGTATTCTCTTGCAGAGAAAGTGTAGATGAAACAACAAATTCAGTCACAAGATCATTTATATTTTGTGCAAGTGAAGTAGTTTGTTCATTATTATAATCTTTAATTGCTCTTGGTGTTGATTTGTATCTTAATTCTCTTCTTGCATTTACTCTATCAGTACTAGTATAATAATCAACTTGAACTTTTTTAATCAATCCTTCCGTACTATCTGCAATACGACCGAATAGATAAGTTTTTGCTGTAAAATTGATAGTATAGATTAAATTTCTTCTTTCCTGATAATCACCTTCATAATTATCAGACATTTGAATATTTTCTATGATTATTGGTATGTCTCTTTTTTCTCCTATTGAATCCACCAAGTCAATAGTTAAATTGAATTGTGGTTGAAAATATGGCAAAATTTGTTCAACAATTTGAAGCATATCATCATTTATTTTTGTGATAATATTCAATTCCATTCCAATATTATATGGAACGGGCATATAAACCTTAACAGGAGTGTTTCCATTTACAGAATTAAAAGTCTGTACTGTAGAAACTTTTCTGCTTGAATCATATTTCAAACTATTCATTTCAAAAGACATTCTAGGAAGAGTGATGGCAACTCTTTTTCTTAAATCTGGCTTTTGTTCAATTCTTGCTAAAAACTTTTGAATTGGTCCATATGCAATAGGAACTTTTATTTCACTTACTTCATTTCCATTTTCATCTTTATGTTGAATATAAATGTCATTAAAAAGAGAACCAAATGCTATGATTGTCTTTCTTATAATTTGATGATAGTAATAAGTTCCAAGCATAATATTAAACTTTATAATTATTTAGAAGTCAGCAAATGGATTTTTCTCTGAAAAATCAAATATTTGTTCAAATTCGTCCTCTATATCCTTATTTTGATTGTAATTATCGTACAAATTATCAGTTTCTATAGAAAATACTTTATATGAAGCATCTGATCCGCCAGCAGTTGTTCCCATTCCTACAATTGTTTCTCCAAGAACAAATCCTCCATTCATAATAGAAACTTTAAGAGTTTTAGTATCATAATCCCATTCTTTAACTCTTGCAGATGTTTCGGATGAGGTTCCCATGACAACTTCATTGAATAGATAATTTCCAGTTGAAATTCCCAAAGGTGTAGAAATAGTGACCATTGGACTTTCAGTATAACCAGCGCCAGTATTTGAATATACTAATGCTGTTACAATTCCAGTAGCAGTTAGTATTGGTTCTAATACTGCTGTTGTTCCTCCAGGAGGAGCAGCATCAACATAAACAAATGGAGCAGTGGAATAACCAGCACCACCTGATAATATTTGAACTGGTCCTAATGAACCATTGCCAAGAACAGCAGTAGCAATACCGCCAGATCCAGAAGAACTCTTAATAACTACATTTGGTGCTTCTGTATAACCTATTCCAGGATTTAATAGAACAATTCTATCAATTGAATTGCCCTTTCTTCCAGATCTACTAGTCATAATAGCAACTGCAGTTGCAGCAATTCCATCTTCTGGTGGTGGTGATAAAACAATTGATGGAGTACTCAAATAACCAGTTCCATCAGATATTAAATCAATATACTGAATTGATTTTCCTAAATAAGGACCTTGATCCGAAGCAAGTCCAACTTGAGCATATGCTTGGGAACTAGTTTCATCATTTACCATATTAATAGTCATAATATATCCAAAATCTTTAACAGATTGATCAACTTCAGAAATAGTGGTATCAATAATTTCATCTTCATATTCAAAGATTTCGCATCTTAATTCATAAACATAAAGATTGTTTAATTGATAAAATGGTTTTTTACCCTCTACATATTTGATTTCAAATAAACTATTATCCAAAGGAAGATAGATCAAATCACCTTCTTCTGGTCTAATTGAAGTGACGATATCTGGTTGATTGGTCAAAAAAGGAGAAATAAAATCTTCATATCTTTCTTTTGAAATAACAAAGGTCATTTCATCAGTTGTTCTGACGCCAAATTTTGAAAGTATATCTCCCTGACCACCAAATCCTTGAACATTTGTTATATAAGCTTCTAATCTAAAACTATCATTAAATTGAGAAAGTATTTCTTCTTTAATGACAGTTTTTTTATTAATAAATTTTCTGGGCATATAGACAACATCTTGCCCGAACATTCTTAACTGTTCATTGACAAGATCTTGCAATAATCTTTGTTCAGATGGAGAACCATTTAGAAAATAGGAATTTAATGGAGACATATTATGCTATCATATCCAATGGAGGCAGTTCATATTCATTCTTCAGTTGATACTCTATTTTTTCTATTTCATTTAATGCATCTTGATATATTTTATCACCATTTAAAGTTATTCCACCTGGAAGTTGAACATTATTGTATTTGGTTAAATTTTGTCCCCATTGCTTTTTAATTAAAGCAGTCAAATACATTTTTAACCACCAGTCATTATAAATTGCTGGAGCATCTGCTGGATTTACAATTCTATAGCAATCAATAATTAAATATTGTTCTGCATTCATCTGTTGCCAATCAATATCAATATATAATCTATGATTTTTTTTATTAAATCTTAACTGAACATCTGGAGTAATAATTCTACTAATATCTTCCAGATATTCCTTAACCATAGCATAATTTAGCAAATCAAGCGCACCATAATAGTAAAGATCATTTAAGAAAAGTTGATATTTAATATTAAAAAGACCACTAGAAATTGTACTTGCATCAACTTTAAAAATGCTATTTACGCCAATTACAGTATCAGGTAATGGTATAAAATTTTGTGTTTCTACGTAATTTGATGTAGTTACACCAACTGGAGAATTCGCACTTGATGGTGTAGTTGAATTTCTAAAAGTACTAATTTCTGTTTGAGATAATTTATGCTTTA